AACTTTCTTTAACCTTGACCCACATGTTGTTCTCCCTTCTGCGGTTTGGGCACCAGACTCAAGGCGGTTCGCGCCTTCAACTCCTGATGCTGTTGATAGTAGAGATCGGCCAGCTCGCCGCCGCCCAGCCCGATGTACCTCTCCGGGTGGCGCATGATGATCAGCCGCAGGTTCTCCTTCCCCCGCCATGCCCGGGCACATATCCCCAGCCCCTCCTGTTTGATCACCTTCCCGATGACCGCCGGTGGCGGCACCACCTTGATCGAGTTGGACAGGCCCAGCATCGGGGCCGACTTGAGCGCCAGATGCACGTCCTGTGCGGTCACCAGATCGACGGCCAGCGTCGAGAGCCGCTTGTCCCTGATCTCCTTGATGATCCCGGTGAGCGGGTCTTCCGAGGCCTCCTGAATCTCCTTGATGAAGTCGGTCACCAGCGGTACCGCGCCCGGGTCGAAGTCGGACAGGTCGACCTGCGTCATCAGGTAATGAACGCAGGCTCGCCACCCTTGGCAGTCCCTGATCCAATACCAGCGGTCCCGCCAGTAGGCTGCCCACTCCGGGGTGACCTGCCCGTGCTCGTCGCGGATTTTCAGGTCGGTCCAGACGCCGTAGTAGCGCCGGCCGTCCCCGGGCAAGGTCACCGGCAGGGCGCTGTTGGAGGTCATGGTACAGTTGACGATGTTGCGAATCCACGCCGGCTTGGTCCCTTTGATGTTGGCCCGGAGCCTCTCCGGTGGCGAGCAGGCCAGCGGCTTCATCTTGTTACTGAAGATGCGCGACTCCTTGCGGTCCCCCATCTCCGACTCGTTGATGTGCATGTACTTGGTACCGATCATGTGTTCGTGGAAGCTCTCCATCAGCACGTCGGCGTCGATGGTCAGGGTCTCCCGGCCCATCCCCATGGCCAGCGGGTAGAGAATGAAGTCCTTGCCGGTCCCCTCGCCGCCGCCCAGAATCAGGACGTGGTTGATCTTGCGCTCCGGGTGGCGCAGGGTGTAGGCCATCCACTGCAGCATGTGCTTGCGGTGCTCACCCCAACCCAGCACGTCGAAGTGACTGAGCCAGCGGGTGACATCACCGGGGATGCCGCTGTCCGGCATGTCGGTCCAGCCGTTGACGTAGCGCACCCCCTGCTCCTCGAAGATGCGCGGCAGCCCCGGGGCGTAGTCGTAGAAGTCCACCTTCTGGGTGCGCCCCTCACGCAGCGCCTCGTGCCGTGCGTCCTCGTTGAGGTGGGCATAGGTGTTCTGGTAGGCGTCCGGGGTCAGCCAGATGCGCTTGGCGGGGTTGTAAAATTGGTTTTGGGCACTGACGTAGATGCACTCATCGAAGAAGTCGCTGCGCTGCACCCGCTGCGGATACCATTCCTGACGTTGCTGATCGAGAATAGAAGCCAGATCGTTCTTCGACCACTGCATGTGGTCGCGAATCTGGTTCTGCCACTGCAGCCGGGTGCCGTGGTCGAGGGTGTCGATGGCCTTGAGGATCGCGTAGGCCGCAGTGATCGACTGATCTGATCCCGGTGGCATCAGTTTCAGCTGATCGATCAGGGTCTGGTAACTGATCAGCTGGTCAGGCTGTGGCTCGAAGACCCCTGCCTGTGCCTGCGGGGCAGGGGTCGGGGCTTTTCCCAAGAAATCGAGGGGAGGCGGGTCTAGGAAGTTGAGAGATTGACAATGGACAACAGGTTGCTGCGGACTGGGATTTGCCACCATGCCGGGTTGACCTTGAAGAACTGAGCCGAATTGCCTGAGGATTTTCCACCCCTCGAGCCGCTTTCTAAAGCCCGGATAATCCTTTTCAATTCGGTCAAGGAGATCGCGTCCTGTCCGTCCTTCGCAGCTGCCGTGGTGGCACTTGAAGCCGATGCTGCCGTCAGCATTTGTGAACACAGCTGCTCCGTCATCCGCTGCATTCGTGTGCTCAAGTACCCATGGACAAGTGATATCGAAGCGTCCGTCAGATCGGATGGACTTGACATTGATGATGTCGGCAAGGTCGAGGAGCGGGTGATCGTCAACTGCCGCTGCGCCATCGACACGGGTGTCTCGCCTCTCGGCGTTGATATCCACACGAAACGGGACAGCGAGTTCTTCGATGGACACCACTCGGCCCGGTGTCCATTCAAGCATACGGCATCGAGGAGCGGTTCCTCCATGAGCTTGGACACGAGAAGCCTTGGTATTGCCCCCTTCGGGAAGTCGGACATAGCGAGTCACCCCTTTCATCCCCGGGTCTTTGCCGGCCGGGGCCAGTCCCTGCGCCACCAGACCATCGAGCAGGTTCTCGACCTTGCTGCGATCCGTGCACGGGACATCGAGTATCCACCCCCACTGTTCCGATCCGGGGGAAGTCTCCAGTTTATAGGACGGCGGCGGCAGCTGCAACACATTGACCAGCGGCAGCTTCTCCTTGACATCGTCGGCCACGATCACATGGGTGGCCCGGAACAATGCCTTGCGCCGCCGCGCCTTGCCCTGTTCGTCTGCGTAAAATGTACTAATAGTATAGTACTGGTTGGTCCCCTGCTGCAGCGGCATGCTACGACTGGCGTAGTCACCACCCCAGCACAGGAACCGCCGGTCGGTGGAGATGTTGGACGGGTCGTCAGGGAAAGCGCAGACGTGTGCCCATGCTGCGTCTTCACCGAAGACCGCATTGAGAAACTCTTGGTTACTGATCACAGCTGACCCCCTTGTAGTTGGGCCAGAGACCAGCTTTCACGCCGTGGCAGTAGTAACTCTCACTCTCCTGTTGATCTTTAAGTTCCAGACGGGACAGGTAACACAGGGCGACAACAGCGATCACGAGTAGAAGAAATTTCATGAGAGCCTCCTGACTCCAAAAAAGATTGCGGTCATCGTACATCCGTATGAGGCCCGGGTCAATCAAAAAAATAATACAGTTGTATGATTTTTGTAGTTGACACCTCGAGCAGGATTCGATATCTTCAGGACGCCTCCTCGGCAGGATGACAACCTAACCCATGACCCAGTCAGTCAGAAGCGTCTGTAGCGCGGGGGTCGAGGAGGCAACAATGAATTGAAGGGGTGTAGCCAAGCTGGTAAGGCACCGGATTTTGATTCCGGCAATCGGAGGTTCGAGTCCTCCCACCTCTGCCACATAATCGATAAGGAGTCAACCCATGTCACATCCGTGGTGCATCAGAGTCCCCACCGAGGACGAACAGAAGTTCAGGGACCGTTGTGCTGAACTCGATGTCAAACCGACCGACATGATCAGGGAACTGATCGAGGCATTCGCTGAAGGCAGGGTGACGATCATCCCGTCCGAAGCTCAACTCCAACAGAGAAGGGAGATTTATCATGAGTCTGGAAACTGAGATCAAGAAACTGACCGAAGCCGTACTGGAGAACACCAAGGCGTTGCTCGCTGCTGCCGGCGTCGGACTCGCCGCGCCGGTGACGACCACCGTTACCGAACCGCCTGCCGCCGCTGCCCCGCCGGCTCCCCCGGCACCGCCTGCCGCCGCTGCACCGCCGGCTCCTCCCGCTCCCCCGGCGGCCGGTCCTGCTGCCCCGCCGGCTCCCCCGGCACCGCCTGCCGCCCCCGCTGCCCCGGTGACCCTGCAGGAGCTGAACGATCTCGCCGTCGCCAAGGCGCAGACCAAGGGTGACAACGGTGCCTGCATCATCGCGCTGATCCAGAAGTACGGTGGTCCGGCGGCGGCCAGTCTCAACGCCGTCCCGGCCGAGCAGCTCGCCAACTTCAAAGCCGAGCTGGAGGCACTCTGATGGCTCACGCCCGTCTCTCACCATCCAACAAGCGGTGGCCGCACTGCCCCGGCAGCGTCAGGGAGGAAGCTGTCTACCCCGACTCTGCCGGGGAGTCAGCCATCGACGGCACCGGGACGCACCTGCTGGTCGACATGTGCATCGACCTGCCCAACTGCAACAACATGCTGGGCAAGACCATCGGTGTCGGTCACCCGGATAAGCCGGAAGGGTGGCTGGTGGAGAAGGACCGCATCGAGCGAGCCAACATGATGCTCGCCTACGTCCAGCGCCGGGTCAAGGAGCTGGGTGGTGCGACGGTTCTCTCCGAGTCCAAGGCCGACCCGGGTGAACTCTACGGCAGGAACGACTGGCACGGAACCTGTGACGTGACTCTTGACGGGGTCGTGC